CACTGTCATTACCACTATCTACAGGCTCGGGCTCGGGGGGCTGGCCATCTTCAATAGAAGTTATAGGCCGCAAGCCCATAGGCGCCCACCACGCATCCCCCCAAGGAGTATCTCCCATACCAAGCTGCAACCTTTTATTAATAGAGTTTGCCGTCCACCCTATCTTTGTCATAATCTCTGCGGATGCAAGCTTCGCAGCATAGAAGTCGTGCATTGCCTCGACGTTTGCAAGATCAAATGCTCCCCATACCTTGCCACCCTTTATCTTTGAGAAGAACTTCGCCCACAACAGGTTTTCAAAGTAATATATCTTGGGCTGTAAGCATTCCTCCCAAAACATCTTGTGTGCTGTCTTAACGCCTTCATAGGACTGTATGTCCTCGTACAAGCCCATTACAACAGCGTTGGTCTTGTACACGCCAAAGATAATCTCCCTGGTGATCTTTTTCAAGTTGATAAAGTCCATGTCCTTCTGGTTAATTCGTGCTTCTGTAAATACACCACCACCAGTTATAATCGCAATCTTGTGTGCTTTCGTATAGCCTGCGTGCTTCTCGTTGATCTGTGCATCCAACCTGTTGTACTCATCATCGTCCATACCCTCAGGCACGGTAATAAAACCACTTACACGCACACCATCTTTGAAATACTGCCTGTTAAACACATCAGCATAGTAATCGTAATCTATTGCTATCTTAATAGATTCAAGAGGTGCAAGCCCTCTAAGATCATCATAGGGGTTGAAATACTTGAAGTGGATTATCTCATCTAGACTAAACACAAATTCGTTGTTTGGTCCTGCAGTATATTTCCAACCCATTAGGTTCTTCCTATCTTTGTCCCAGATAGGAGAAAACCTAGCAGGGTCGAATGTCCAAATTGCTGTGGGAATCTCTGTAACATTACTTCTATCCAATATCCAAAAAGCTTCTCCCCTCAATCCTAAAAAGATAAAGGTAGCCTCTAAAAGGATTTCCTGAGTCATAAAGGGGTTAGGGTTCAGGAACAGATCATACATAGGACCTGTTTCTATGACATTTGGATCATCCTCAGAACCCTGGTATAATTTAAAGGGCAAACGTGCAATGTTCTCTGAGATTGTCTTAATGGAAGCGTACACCCAGCCACTTTCCTTATAGGGATAGTTAACCGAGGAACTCTGCTCTGCTAACAAACGTGAAGGCATCCAAAACCAGTTGTCTGCTGGTAGCGGACCAATAGTCCTCTTCCTAGCCACAGTAGCGGAAAGGAGCCTGTCCAAAAATTGTATTCTCATTACTAGCCTCCTACAGCCATCGCACGCTCACCTGCTTCGTGCCTTTGAGATGGGTATGTATTGCATACCTCTCTGCATCCATTAAGTGGTTCATAAAGTTAATGGGCTTTTCCTCTTCTATTTTGCCCGTCTTCTTGTTCCTCTGCCAGCTATATGCCCTCTTCTCTTTAATAAGATGGTCGCTGGAGGAAAGAACATGACACCGCAGCCGCTTTACTGAATCTATACCATCCTGCACGCTCTTCTGTGCAGGCTTTATTGTTTTAAATCCTGCTTCATATATTTCCTTAATCCTATCTGGTTCTGCACTATCTGCATATATCTTTACCTTCCTTTGGTGCTCTGGAGGAATAAGAACTTGCATGTGTCGGATTAAATCCTTGTTGGTTAACCCAGTCTTATACATTAGTTCCTCTTCCCACACCTCGGTCTTCCCTTTTGCAATCCATATCCTTATTAATGCAGCAGGCGCATTGTATCCAAAGTCTACCCCATAGCACACATCCATTTCGCTGTCCTGGGGTATGTTGTCTACAATATCCCAATTTGTATAGATCAAATCCTCTAGCTTGCCCCACTCGCCTAGAGTATAGATCCTGTAATAGTTGATATCCTGATCAACCAAAGCCTGAAGCTGTTCCGTGTAGTCCTCAGGTAAGAAAGGATTGTCTTTCCAAGTGCTGTGGATTTCTTTGACATCTTTTAGCTTCCCCTCGTTTGCTTTGTCTATGATCTGTTCTTTAATCCAGTGAAATTCATCAATAGGGTTGAAACTCATATATATCTGGTTTCTAAACCCGTCCGTGGTAGGAGCCCTAAGTCTCAACTTAATGATGTTATACTCATCATAGGTAAACTCTGTAGCCTCCTCCAGCCAAATGTAGTTCCAGTCTGAGGACTTCAACTTTTCTGGGTCATCCACAGATCCGAAGTGAAGCATGTTCTTCGCATAGTACCAATTGAAGCCCACCTTCTCTTCTTTAACCATATCTGTAGCTTGGAACGTGTCTAACACCTCTTTCATTGTAAGATACACGCTCACACGCAGGGAGGGCAAGGATTTCCTCAAAATAATGAACTTCTTGTTCTTCTCTGTGAGAAACTTCTGGCAGAAGACCTGTGCCAAGGAATACGACTTGGAGCTACCTGCCCCACCCCTATTAATTATTATCTTTTCCTGGGAGTTGAATGTTTCGTAAAAGATCCGAGTAGCTTTAATATCTACCTGCTGCGGCTTTTCTTTCTTCTTCTTTCTATTGCCCTCTAAACTTTGCAGCACAAATTCTAAATCGTCCTGCGAGATAGATTGCTCTACCTTTTTCTGTGAAAGCGGTCTTTTATCCAACGTGCCTCCAATTTCTATCTTTTATGATCTTTACAATGGCCTCTTGGGACACATCAAACATGAGGGCAAGGTCTCTCAAGCTAATTCCACCGTCGAAGTGCAGTTCTCTGATTTCAATTACCTTTTCCTCTGTAAGTTTCCTTCCGCTAGCCTCTTCCCCACGTTTGATGAGTCCCTCTCTGATCGCGTGTTCCCTGTTCTCCAGCTTTGTAACGTACTCGAGGTTTGAAAGCCTGTTGTTCTTCTTGTTGCCGTCTATGTGGTTCACCTCAGCTTTGTCAAATGGGGGAGGTCCTACCCACGCTTCCATAACCAATCTATGCACACGCCTGTGGATAGCGCGATCGTCCACCCACAAGGCAACAACTATGTAGCCGTTCACATTTTCAAACCGTTGCAATTCTTTCTTTGTAGCTCTGTTTCTAACCCTGCCGTCCTTGTCTACTTCATATGCAGGATAGCTAGGAATCGTCTTGTAGATCATAGCCCCTCTCCCCCCGATGCAATAATCCATGCAAGCACTATGCTCACGACCAAAGCAACCGACCAATATATCAAGCTAAACATTCGCAGCCTCCTGTTCCAACTCGTCTTTGAACTCTTCCAGCAGGTCTTCTACTACTTGGTCGGGTATCAAGTATCCTCCCAACTCCGGCCTGTACAGCCTCTGCAACAGTTCAAGCAACTCTTCCCTTCGCTCAGACATCTATAGCCTCCTCCATGCCTGCTGCAATCATCGCAGGCGTATCTCTGTCTATGTGCTTGTTGTTGTATTCCTTCCGGATCTCCGTAGTAATTACCTTTCCCTCTCCGTTCGCCGGAGCAATGTTGATCACCACGCTGGACCCACCAGGACTACTCTCAGCAACCCGATCAACCCACCCCCTGTGCGCTCCCAAGCACTTGAGAGTAAAGATGATCGCCGTCAAATTTTTCTTTTCTACCAACGATTGAAGCTGCTCCTCCGCAACGTCCAGCTTTTCCTCACGCAGTTCTACCAAGAGGTCCTTTAGGTCCGGTACGTCTCTAATCGACCTGTACAGCGTTTGCCTGCTACAGCGCAGTTCGCTAGCGACCTTTGCTAAATGTCCCTTGTGTTTAACAAACAGAATGCTTAGTTCCTCTGGTGAGAACTTCTTCTCTGTGCGCCGATCTATTGTAACAACGCTGCTTTCCTGCGGAGCAGTAGTGGCAAGTCTCTTCCTTTCCAACGATCCTGTGCCGTTCCCCCCATTGAAAGGCTTGTACGGGAGGTCCTCTTCCTCTTCCTCGCTGTATAGACGTTTTCGTTCCATGTCCTCCGTCCTCCTGTGTTGATTGAATATACCTATACTTATACATGGTCTGTCTCGCGAATTTCAATCATTCTTTTCTTTATTAACCTGGTTGATAGGCGGAATTGGAGAAAAGCTACGGCAGAAGGACTAAAGCGTGTGTAGCATATTGTTTTTAGTACGCTTCACAATACTATCACAAACATTAACATATTTAATATGAATGGTAGTACAATGTATGTATGGTGCTAGTGGTGGGGTGATATTGGCACATACAAATCTAAATAGGTAATATTAAAGGTAATTGCCTATCTGTATGCTTCCAGTATCACACTAAACCGCAAATCGCAATTATGCGGTTAGTGGTTCTTGATATGCTATGGGGGTTCTATCATGGCAAAAGCACTAGCAGTATTGGCATCGGTAGTAGCGCAAGTAGTAAATTTCGGCTCGCTTCCTGAGTTCAGAAAATGGTTTGTCGAGCTTGTGTGGACGACTGGTAAGAAGTACACCATTTCTGAGATTCAGAAAATGGTTACTGTCAATGGTACGCCAGTCAATACGGCATCGGCGAATTTCTATGATACGCCAAAACATACGGCGGTCATAGCTGACAAGGAAATGTTATTGAAATGGTACTATTGCGCTACAAACTTCGATGTTAGGTCGGGTAGTAATAAGCATGTCATGGATAAGGTGCTTCCGGCCTTCGCCATGAACCACGGCCTTAAATCAGCAGAAGATGTTACCAAAGCAGCGGTAGCATTGAGGGCTACTTTTGAGAAGGCTTCTAAGAAGGCCGTTACTACTAAGGCTGCTACTAAGAAGCCTGCCAAGAAAGGCCGCAAGTAGCTAACACGCTGCATGGTAGAGACTGTACATCTCTACCATGCAGCCCGATAATAACACCATATGGTGTGAAGATAGATACTAAAAACATGGAGGTTTGTGTTATGGCAAACTACGGTACGGTATATGTTATGAATGAAGTAAAGGGGGAATTACACAATCTGTTATCGAGAATCGAGAATACAGAGGACACAGACGGCGAAGATTTATTCTTACTGCTACATTGTGCAGTTCGTTGCGCGGCCATAGTATTGGACGTGCCAACAGAGGACATTACCCTTTCAGAAGTTATTGATGCAGCTTATAATGAGTTCGGTTCATGTTATCCAAAAGGTATTTGGCCGAGCCATGAACCGCGTATTAAACGTACCCATGCTCACAGTGTTAGCATGGTGCTTCGGGGTTTGAGATGATATTACTACTAACAGTAACCATCGGTGTTAAACGTGGTAGACCAAAAACAAAAAAGAAAGGGGGTGATAGTAAATGCAAATAATGTTACTGGTATTGTTACTCGTTCTAGTGTTTTGTGGTTGGGTTATCGAGCGCGTTAAAAATGCGCCTCCGGTAATATCCCGCGACCAGTTTGAGCGGTATCTAAGTATTAGAGAACGCCGCGCGACCTACCATCAGTATTACATTACCACCGCATAGTAGTATGGTGCATGGTATGTGGATAACATCCCACATACTATGCACTTTTTTTTGCTTTTTTTTTGCGTAAGCAAGCCAGGGAACTGGCTTAGGCCGGTAGATAGGTTGAAAAGTCGCTCTAGCGCATCTAGTATCGTGGTTGGGATTTTTGAGGTAATCGACCAGGCGGTCCGCGCCTAGGGCGGAACCAGACTGACAAGCTTCCACCCTAGAAATATTCTACCTAGTGATATACCAGTACGTGGCCGGGGGGGGGGTGGTGGTGGGCGGAGGC